CCTCAATTAAAATCTTTTCATCCTTACCCATACCAATATAAAATTTAGCTAATGAGTTTAATTGGTAACTCATTCTATTTTCATCAATAAGAGAAGCTGCAATCATAGTGTCAACTATCTTACCTTTGATAGATAACCCATTTGATCTTAACCAACATACGTCATACATAGCATTATGGAAGATAAATGTAGTATTTTCCTGGTTGAATAGCTCTTGAAGCCACGCAAACACCAGTTTTTTATCCATATTCCCGCCTTGCTCATGATGTACCGGATAATAGCCTGACCAGCCCTCTACGGCCACCGCAATGCCTGCTATATGACCATTTTTAACCACGTTCCCCGATCCAAGCTCTTTTAACTGCGGATCATAAGTTTCTAAATCGATAGCAATTTCTTTAGCGCCGCGAAGATCTTTTAGTTCTTCTGGCATCACCCACTCTGTTTCTGGAGTGAACAAAGGTATTTGAGTATTTCTCATTCGTAATCCCTTTCGATTATCATATCAATATAGTGTTTAGCTTTTAGAAGGTCTTCTCTTCCACCTTTTTTAGATGCTCTCACTATATATTTTATAGCGTTGCCTTCAGCAAAAAGCAACTTGTTTTTGTTTATAAACTCTGCTGGCTGAATGACAAAATCCTGGTAGTGTTGTCCACCAACTTGTCTTAACAAAGATTTTAAATCTCCTAATTTAGCATCTTTATTTATTACTCCTGATTTTAATAATTTTTTATATTTATTTTTCATTTTTTTTCTCCTTTTTTATGATGAAATACTTCGTACCACGTATCACATTCATCACATTGATACATACTAACAATGTCATATTCTGAATCAGGAAATGTATCTTCCGTATCAAAATCATTGTTCCATCTAACCTTAAAGTTACAATAAAAACATTTCATTTTCTTTTTTTTCCTTCCCTTATTTTTCCATTTTTATCTACATAAATCATATTTATAATCTTTGTAAATTTTTTATTACGTCTTGTTCTTGCAATTCGACATCCTTTCTTTGGTCCACTTAATCTAAAATTTTCAGATTTAACTTCCCAACATTCTGTTTGTCCTGTGACTGGATCAAAAGTAATCATATCTACTGTCCCAGTATCTTGACAAGAATCAAACACATCTAGTCCTTTTTCTATAAAATAACATATAGCTCTTTTTTCTGACAAAGTTCCTCTTCTATTTTTATTCATATTATATAAGCTCGATCAAAATTTTTTGGATCTACAATATGTAATTCACGCTTCGCTCTCGTCGCACCTGTGTAAAACAAACGATGTAGTTCATCAGGATCATTACTAAATGTTTCAAGAGCCGCACTTGTTAAATCTTGTAGTAATAAAACCTTATCAGCTTCTCCTCCTTTTGCTCCATGTATAGTTGACATTATTATTCTAGGGTTCTTATTTATTTGCTCACCATTAGCACGCATATTACGAATATAGTTTTCAGTAATAGTATCTAACCCTTCAAAAGATTCGTACCAAACTTTATCAATGAGAAGTCCGTGTTTTTCCATACATTCTTTTAATGTATATTTATGTTCAGAATGCAAAAGTTTTCCTTTTCTAAAACCAGGTAGTACATTTGCTCCAAGATATTCATAGATGTTTTTTATTTCTATGTGTCCTAATTTTTCTCCTTTACGCCAATGTTCCCAGTTATTTAAAGCTAATAATAATTTTAGAGATACAGAGTTTTGATTTTTATATTGATAGTACCAACCTCTTAATTGACATAATTCTTTTACATTATCTAAAAAATAATTAGCTGATGATAAAACTAACCAATTTCCTTCTGACATATTTACTTGTGTAACGTCAGAATATCTTTTTAAAATACCTACTTCTTGCCTTGGTTTATATTCTTTAACGTATCTATTTTGAACTTTACTTATAATGCTTTGTGATAATTCATGTATGGGTCCACCAGGTATACGATAGGATTGATCTAGTACCTGTATGTTATTTACTTCTTCTTTTAAAGCAATGAAATGATCTACATCTGCACCTGCCCATTTAAATATAGCTTGATCATCATCACCAGCTATGTAAGTTTTTTTAGAATGATTCCATAAAGAACGTACTAATTCCCATTGTATTAAAGATAAATCTTGCGCTTCATCTATAAATAAAACTTCAAAGTTTTCTTTCTTTTCTTTTAATATGACTTCTTCTAATAGATCAGTAAAATCTTTTTTACTAGTTTCTTGTTTGTATCTTTTTAATTCTTCAGCAATTAAAAACAATGTTCCTCTTTCTATATCTAATATGTTTTGTCTTTGATCGTAGTATTCAAGAAGATCCATTCTCTTTACTCTAGCTGTATTTATTATTGTTAAGTATTCATTATCTGAATTAAAAGTACCATCTTCATCTGAAAATTTTGCTGTTTTTATAGGTATGTTAACCAATCTACCAAATTCTTTATAGTCTTGAGGAGACATCATTTTTTCTTTACTCATTCCTAATTGTTTAAATGCATAGGAATGTAGTGTTCTAAAATTTTCTAAATCCGTTTCAGGATCTAAATTAAATTTTACAGAAGCTCTTGTTGCAGCTTCTTTTGCGGCTTTTCTAGTAAAAGAAAAGTAACCAATTTGTTTTGGCCTAATCCCCTTTTGTATGAACTGATCCACTAGATCCAACAACGTTGTCGTCTTGCCTGTTCCTGGTGGTCCCAATATTATTGTTTTCATTTATATCTCTATCATTATACCATTTAACCATTCTTGAATTTTTTTCATGTTTAGCTAATCTTATTCTCATAACAGTATTTTCTCTTTTTAACCTATCAATAGTTTTATTTAATTTTTCAACTTGTTTCCTGTAAATTAAATTCCAATTAACTCCTATGACATTAGACATTAAAAATGTTCCTCGTTATAAGTTATATTAGAAACAGAAGGTTCTATTTTTTTCATAGTTTTAATTTTAATTAATCTTGAATATTGTTTCTTAATATTTTTTCTTATCTCTTCTACAAAAACATTTTGTAATCTTTTAAGAAGATTACCTGTTTTAATTTTATCCATTTCCCAATTATTCTTTTTAAGAAATGCATAAAAATCATCCATTCTAAAATAAGTAAATTCTTTATTTTCATCCGTGTAAGGAAGTTTATTAAATATATCTTCCATTGTTCTTGCTGATTGTCTATTTGTAGTCCAATCCTGAAGTAATCCAGTAAGTTGATTAATTGGATCTAATGATTCTAAAGGTTCTACTTCTTCTAATCCATTATCAAGTAATGGTTTTAAATAATATTGTTTCCAATCTTTTGGTTTAGGAATTGGTATAACTAAATTTGCTTGATCTAAACATGCAATGGCAAATAGAGCAGGGCTATAAAGTTGTTCTGTTTTTAATTCAATTCTTTTTTCTCCAACATTTAAAAACCATTGTGGAGGATTAGATGTATATTTTGTAAGATTACCTAATATTGGCATTTGTTCCTCACCAAAACCTACTCCAAATTTTTTTGTTCTACATAGACCTGACTGACATACAGAATTTATTGGAGCATCTTTACATCTATATTTATCATAACCTTTTCTATTTACTGATTTAATTAATTGTTGAACCTCATTATTACTTAATGGTGGATTCATATATTTCATATTTGCTTTTACAATTTCATCTTCCCAAGTATCAGGATTAGCTTGTTTGTAATAAACGGCAATATTAAATAATGCATTATTTCTTGACCCCTCACCAAAACCTGTTGACGCTAATTTGTTTAAGCAAGGGGGACCAGAGAGAAAAACTTCTTCTATTTTTTCTTCTTCAATTTTAATTTTTTGGACTTGTTCTTTCGTACAAGAGTAAATATCATAGAGCTTATAAAATTCCTCAAGTGAACAACTGGAGCCATTATCGTCGATAGCATATCGTAATCCTTTCGTTCCATTATAGTAGGGTAGATTTAAAAAGTTACCTGTATCCCCACGTTCTACAAGTATCTCTGTTTGTTTAGGAAAGATCTCACATCCTTCGTATCCTAAAATTTTTGAAATGTTTTTAAGTGTGCTCTGCATTAAAGATGCAGATATAAATTCTTTTGTAAATAAAAATACGTGTGCTCCGCCTGATTTAGAACGGCAAACTATTAAAGGAAATTTAAATTTTCTAATATTTTTAACGAGAGAAAGATGATCAAAATTATATTGATCAATATCAATACAACCCCACTTACAATCGTTAGTTTCTGTAATAGGGACAATTCCCAAAGCCGCACCTTCGCCCTGTAAATGCTTTTCCCAAAGATCGTCAGTAACATCTTTTCTAACAATGAATGCCTTACCTTTCTGTTTACTACCAATATCTGATCTATCTCCTTTTTGATACTGTCCATAAGCTATCTTTAATCCTTCAAATATATTTTTAAATTTTTCCATATATAATTCTTCCTTCTACGTGTAAAGGGGACCTTTCGATCCCCTTTAGTTTTCAACTAGTACGGAGTCGAAGCACTTGTTGATGTCTCTTCCACATCAGCTTTTGTTTGCACGTTTCCTTTTGAAACATTAGAATTAAAATCTTTAGATAATAAATATAAAGATTTATCTTCTTGTCCCATTATTCTGTCCATTGTCACAACCCAACCATACCAAGAACCTTTATCATTCTTTTGTAATGTTGATGCTAGATTGTAAACAACCCCATGCATTGGTGGAATTGCAAATCCACCTTTTCCATCATCAATTTGAACGGACTTCATCATTGAATTCCATTTCTTACTGACGTTTAGTTGTGTTGATTTCATTGTAATCAACGCAGGTGTATAAGAACCTGCTTTTGTTTGTACCATCACATAGTAAGAAGCCGTTTCTTCTAAATAGTTACCATTAGGTAATCTAATTTTAGAACCGTCTCTTTTACCAGTTAAGATTACTGGACTACCTGGAGAGTGTACAGCAACAGGAGCACCTGGGCCATCGCCTCTATCAGACCATTCCGGATAATCTTTTTTGTAGTAACAAGGAATAACCTTGATACCTTTTTTACCATCGTATAATTCGCTGGTAACAGTATTATAGATCATGCCTGGTTTAGCACCTTCTATATACTTTGCATCACCTTCAGTTACCTGTGGTGATAGTTGTCCTAGGATTCTTACAAACGGTAACGCCATATCTTCTTGCGTCATGTTTTCAAAACCTTTGGATAGATCATTTCCGAATAACGAAACTGATCCGTTTGTTTTAGCTTTTATTTCATTAGCCATTATTCATTCTCCATTTATTTTTTCCGGCTTATTTTAGTTTTGTCTTTAATCCATAGACTAAAAACATCAGAAGGCATGTCAAGGCCGGCCTTGACACGCTCTTCATATAGAGCAGTTAATGTATTCCAAGCCACATCAGATTTCTGTTGTGGTTGATATCCATTTTCCGCTGCAAGGTCTAGCAATTGCTTCGCCTTGTTATCTTCTCCTTTACCAAATGTTACAAAAACATTATTTTTAATAATGTCCCCTAACCCTTGATCTCGAAGCCATTTATAAGCTTCTTCCCTTTTAAAATCATCTTTGGGAAGAGTTGCTCGATATTCTGTTTTAACCGTTACTGAAGAACCATCAGACAATTTAATTTGATTAAGTCCTTGTTCTTTAAGCAAATCAGGAATTACTTCTGAACTAATATAGTCAGCTTGTTTTTTTAATTCTTTTAATTTGTTTTCTTGTTCTTCTATTTCATCTTCTAAAACTTTTAATTTTTTACATTCAGATGCAATAGTAGTTATTTCTACATTGTCTAGAAAATCTTTTGAATCTTCTAACATCATATTTTTTACTTCACTCATCGTTATCCTTTCTGATATAGATCGAAATTAATTGGATAATATTTAGTCTCTCGTCGATCCCATTTCAAGAGATTAAATTGTCCGTTTGTTTTATCACAAACGATTGCACAAGATATTCCAATAATAGCTGGATCTCCTGTGAGCAATACATAATCTTGTTTTCTAAAGTCTCTTAAATTTTTTTGCATCTTAAAAACAAAAGGTCCAGAACTAAATATTATTTGTGAATCTGGTCCATAATTAGGCAAACAAATTACTAAATAACCAAATTCAGATGCACCTAAAATATTTATATTTGCTGGTGGATGCTGTAACACATAAACAAATTTTTCTTCTGGATTTTTTTTATAAAAATCTAAAAACTCCATAAGTGAGTTTGGTTTATATAATTCAAAAATTTTATTTTTCATTTCTTTTATACATTCTATTATTCTATTATTCTCTTGACATCCATATAACTATTATTATATCTATTGTCAATAGAAAGAATAAATAAAAAAAGAAAGATATATTTTATGAATTTTAAATATAAATATAAAACTAAACCTTATGCGCATCAAGAAACCGCATTAGAAAAATCTTGGGATAAAATAGAATATGGCTATTTTATGGAAATGGGTACAGGTAAGTCTAAAGTATTAGTTGATAATATGGCTATGCTTTATGATAAAGGAAAAATTAACGGTGCTTTAATTATAGCTCCAAAAGGAGTTTATAA